CTTAAAGAGTTTAAAAAGGATTACCCAGAAGAACTATATAATCAACTGATAAGTAGACCTTATATAAGGGGTTATGTTCATTGGTATTTTACAATGGATGATAACGCAGCTTTAAGCGAGGAAGAAAAAGAAAGAAAGAGAAAGTCAGTTAATCCAGATAGCAAAGAATATAAAAATAAAATTCTTGGTATTAGATGTAAGAGTGAGGGATTAGTCTTTAAGAGATTTGATAGAAGCAAACAAGTTGTTAATGTAGATATAAACAACATTGACTTTAATTTGATATTTAAACCAATGGAACAGGTATCATACATCATGGTTGGTTTAGATAGTGGTATCGAGAAAGATGCCACAACACTTGTAACAATGCTTATAACAACAGCAGGCAGGCTTATAGCATTGCCAAGTATGTATTATGATTGTAGCAAAAACAATGATTTATCAAATGCACCAAGTGAACAAGCATTGACTTGCGAAAGGTGGCTTGATTTCATTTTAAATAGATTTGGGTTATTTGATCCAAATAGTGTTAAGATATGCTGTGATAGTGCAGCGGTAACAAATGCAGTAGCAAAAGAAATAAATATTAGAACGCATTACAATGCTATACCCGTAGAGAAGAAAGATAGAGTTAATGATACTTTAAGAGCTATTGGTATAGTTGAAAAAGAGGATTTCTTAACCATTGTTAATTGTGGCAATATTGATCCTGTGACATTTAACATAATCGGTGATACTGATATGTTTATCATTGAACTAGAGAATCAAGTATGGGACAAGAAAAAGGGTAATGTGCCAGAAGATGGCAACGACCATTGCATAGATGCGTTTAAGTATGGAACATATCAAATTTATTATGGAGGTATTTTTTAATGGCTTTAAATGATTATCAAGAAAATCAATTTTTACCTGCACCATTAAGGGTGTGGCTAAAAGCACCAAACAAAGTACAAGTATATAGAAGCTATGATTATTTAAGAATTTTTAGTGGCTATGATTTAATGGCTATTTTAAATAACAAGTTTGCTAGTGATGTAGCAAGTGGCTATACACCTGCAAATGTATCAAACTTAATGAGTGGAATAGCTCCAAGACTTCAAGAGATACTTGTTAATAAGATAGTTAAAAAAGTCGATTATATAGGCTATAAAGAGTGCAAGGGTATAAATGATAAGGTTTCTAAAGAATACCTTACTACGAAGCTAAAAAAGGCATTTAACAACGCAACTAGAACAGGTAGAGATTTAAGTGTGCTTTACACCAAAGAAGAAAATAATAAAAAGCAAATTACAATCCAAAATGTAGAGTGCTTTAGACATAAACTTATTTTTGATGATGAAGAAATAGTTGAAGCTAATATATTACTAAACCAGATTAAGTTATTAGAGAATAGTTATTTTAATATTTTTGAAAGAAGATTCTATAAAGATGGTAAACCTTATAAGGAATACACTTTGCAAAAGATGGTTTGGAGCAATAACAACTATGATTCAACTCAACTTGTAGATTACAACAAAGAAGAAACGGAATACTTAATCAACTCTATTGCTGATGAGGGAATAAGAGAACAGATTAAGCAATATAAATTCTATAAGCCTGTTGAATTACCTTTTGATGATTTAGGATGCTATCACATTGATAACACAACTTATAATTCAAAGTTTCCTAACTCTAACATACCAGAATCAAGATTTGTTAATGTTCAAGATAAGATAATGGAAATAGAAAACTCTATCACATTTAAAGAGATTGACAAGAACATGGGAAGAGGTAGAGCTGTTATACCATCAAGTTTTAATTTTAATAAGGGTTTAGCTGTAGGTGGAAATAAAAACAATTTAGCAGCTCTAAACGCTTTTGATAATCCAATGGATTCAACTTACTTTATTAAATACCAAACAGGTGATATGAACAATGCAACACCTCAAGCAATGCAATTCGATATAAGAGCAGACCAATGGAGAGCCTCTTTAGATGGTGAAATTGCTGATTTGTGTGCTGCTTTTGGTTTAACAGTGCTAGATTATGATCCAAGATTATTACAAGCAGGGCAAAGAACAGATGATGAAATAAATTCTATGGTTGATGTCAGTGCTGAAACTGTATCAACATTAAGAACTATAAATGAATATCAAATAAATTTAATGCTTAATAGTATAGCTAAATATTTAGATTATAAAACACCAATTACAATTAAGTGGGATTTAACATCAATAATGAATCCAACAAAGAATCAAACTTTAATTGGCATGATGTTACAAAACGGAACTATATCAAGAAAGAAAGCAATTCAACAAAGCCATCCAGATTATACTGATGAAGAAGTTGAAGAAGAACTAAAGGAAATAGAAAGCGAAAGAGGTTTAGCAGAAGCTAATGCTATTTTCTAGGTGACAGCCTATGAAAGAAAAAGAGAAGCTAATAATGGTAGTTGAAGATGCTACAACAAGATTAAAGGTTTTAATTGAAAATGGCATCTCAACAAATCAACCACAATATAGCATCAAGCTAGATGCTGAAACCTTAATCGAACAAACAAGAAAATTGTTGGAAGAACAAACAGAAGATGATGAGTTTGTAGAAAGCCAAATAATCGGTTTACACAGGCTTTATGTTCGTTGGACTAATCTTTATTTACTTGGTTTAAATCAAGTTGCTAAAACGAATAAAAGTGGCTTTTTAGCTGATGTCTTAAATACCTACAAGTTGTTAAATAAAGATGGTGAAGCAATAAAGCCTTTAAAAAATGGTGGTTTAACTTTAGTTGGTAGTGATAAAGATTTATTCTTGGCAAATAGTGGCATATCAAATATTAGAGAGCTAATGACTAATCCTGTCGAGGGTGGTGTTGGTAGATATGTTGATTATGGTGCAAAGATAAAAGAGGAAATATCAAGACTACAACAATTATATGCACTTGATCCTGCTGCTGTTACTGATGCCAAAGGCAATAAAAAGAATTTAAGAGCTATGGCAGAGATTAAAGTTAGATATGATTTAATCAGTGATGACCTAAAGGGCAAAGATGTTAAATATGTTATGGCATCATCACACCCAAACGCAAGTGAACGTTGTTCATGGTGGCAGGGTAAGATATTCATTGTTGATACTGATGTTGAATCAAGACAAATGTATCAATACGATGAAAGCAAAGCAAGTGCTTTATGTAAGCCTATAGGCAAAATTGATGGAAGAGATTATTACAGCTTAAAAGATGCTATAAGTTGTGGCTTCTTATCTTATAATTGTCAGCATAGACTAATCAAGTATTATAAGGGCATACAAGCACCTAGATACAATTTAATTGATGTTGAAAGAAAGAGAAACCAAACTACTATTCAAAGAAGCATTGAGAATAAAGTTAGACAAACCAAGATGATAGAATCAATAAGTGGTAGAAATACCCTTATAGAAAGAAAAAACCCTTTTACAGGGCAAATGGAACAAATGAAAGCAAGTGATTACTCAAAGTTATTGCAAGACTATTATAAGGGTTATTGTGAAAAGCATAATCTAGTGCAATATACTTGGAGATTAAGAATCACTCAAGAAGAAAGAGGCAACAAATGAGCCTAATAATAATTTTAGTTTTAGGTGCAATAGCCTTTACATCACTTTTAGATGATGATTCAAAAGAAAATAATAATGATAATGATAAGGACATTTAAGGTGTCCTTTTTATTATAAAAAAATTTAGATAAGGAGGTTAATGTGTATAGTTTTAAAAATGCAATCTATTTAATGCTCGCAGTTGTTGAAGAGGTTAGTCCTTTAAATGAGTTTGAAAAAATATTAAAGCATACCAAATTTCAAAATAACTATGATAAGAAAAGGGCAATAAAGGATTATGAACACCTTTTGAAACTTAAAGAGAAAATCGAAAATGCACTATCACCAGAAGAAAGACAAAAAGATTATGCTTGGCTTAATCATATTTCAAATTGTGATTTAGTGGATTTATTTCAAAGTCAAGAGATGTTAAGAAACATAATTATCTTTATGAACGCAGGCATTAAAGAGCTTGTAGAGGGTTAACTAATACTTAATCCCTTTATCATGACTTTATGTTTAGTCGTAAAAGAAAACTAAACTTTTCAAAACCTAAAAATTTGAGTGGCAACTCGTAAGAAATGCGTAAGAAAGGAAATAAATGAAAAGAGCAAATTTAAGAGCAAAATTACAAGAAGCAGGTGTTGAGGCTGAAAAGATTGATGAGTTAGTAAACTATGTTATGGATGAAAACGGAAAAGACATCAATTTAGCTAAACAAAATGTTGATGATGATTTTGCAAAATTGAAAGCTGAAAATGAGGCTTTACAAAAGGACAAAAACGAATTGAGTGCAAAGGTAGACACTTATAAGGATTATGACCTTTTAAAGAAATTTAAAGCCGATTATGAAGCTAATCAAGAGAAGAGCCAAAAGGTAGATTATTTAAAAGAATTAGGCTGTAAGCATCCAGATTTATTCGTTGATAAATTGGATTGGTCTAAAGCTAGCTATGACAAAGAAAAGAAAGCCTATACAGGTTTAGATGATGCTATTAAAGGCTTGAAAGATACATATAAAGATATGTTTGAAGTAAATGATAACAACAATAAAAACTTATTTAATCCAAATTTAGGAAATCAACATCCTAATCAAATGAGTGATGATCCTGTTGTTAAGGCTTACCTACAAGCACATCCAGATATTAAAATGTAAAAAATTAAAACTATAGAAAGAAAGAGGAAATAAAAATGCCATTTACAAGTGTAACAGCGTATGGTGCAATCGTAGCAGCTCGTTTAAGAGCAGAATTAGTAACAAAAAATGGTGTAATCTTTAATGAAGATTATCAAGGTGAGGCAGCAACAGCCGCAGCAGTAGCAATCCCAAGATTAGGAGAAGCTACAGTAGGAAACTACAATAAAACATCAATTGGATCAAACAGTGTAGGTTATGATTCAAATGAATATATTATCGCAACTATCGATAATGATAAGTTTGTTAATGAATACATTGACAAGAGAAATTTAAGAACTGTTAAGTATGATGAAATTGCTCAAAAGTTAGATTCTGCAGGTTATAAGTTAGCCGAAGTTGTTGACTCAACAGGTTTACAAACTTTAATCAATGCAGCACAGGGTAAGAACAAAGCAGGCTCTACATACCCATCAACTGATCCAAGATATCAAGAAGCAGGTGTAGCAACTACTGCAACAACTGATTTCTATGCTGATATTTTAGCAACAAAGAAAGCATTAAGAAAGAATAAAGCAAATCCAGAATATTGCATCGTTGATCCAGAGGGTGAAGCAGCAATTTTCGATACAAATTCTAAAGTTATTCGTGAGGGTGACTTATCACAAAAGTTAATTGAAGATGGCGTTATTGGTAAGATTAACGGCTTATATGTTTTCTCATCAAATAATATGCCTAATACAGTTGATTCTACACCAAAGGGTGTTAAAGCTATTATTTCTGGTAAGAGATATGCTACTCGTGTTATGGCTTGGGTTGAAGAGC